CCGCCATCGCCGCAGCCCAATACACCAACGTAAAGAAAGCTGACGGCGGCAAGAAAGACGAACAAGCAGAAAAGGCGCATAAGGCTGCAAGCAAATTCACTCAGACCACGGCACCGCTGAAGCTGGTTAGACCATAAGCCATGGAATGGACAACAGCCTGCCCGGACTGGGCGGATCGGCTACGTGCGCGTCGCTCAATCATTCCTGCGCCAATTTTTCACGATCAGGCGCAAGAGGCACTGCGAGTTTTTAAGCAACTCAGGATCGTTGACGCACCAGGCAGCCCGACTTTCGGCGAGGCCTGCGAGCAGTGGGTATTTGATTTCGTTGCGGCGATCTTCGGCGCTTACGATGCGGAGAACGGCAGGAGGCTGATTCGGGAAGCGCTTATGCTGATTCCTAAGAAAAACAGCAAATCGACTCTTGCAGCCGGGATCATGCTTACCGCACTGATCCTAAACTGGCGTCGATCGGCAGAGATGATCATTCTTGCGCCCACGGTCGAGATCGCGGCGAACGCATACGCTCCGGCGCGTGACATGATCAAGGTAGACGAAGAGTTGTCAGAGCTGTTCCACGTACAGGATCACGTCCGCACTATCACGCACCGCACCATGGGCGCGACGCTGAAGGTCGTCGCTGCGGACAGTGATACGGTAGGCGGCAAAAAGGCAAGCTGGATCCTCATCGATGAGGAATGGCTTTTCGGGAAGAAGGTTAACGCTGAAGCGATGTTTCGAGAAGCGACTGGTGGTCTAGCGTCGCGCCCCGAGGGCATGTTGATCAAGCTCAGCACGCAATCTGATGAACCGCCCGCAGGCATCTTTCGGCAGGACTTGCAGTACGCACGCGACGTGCGCGACGGCAAGATAGAAGATAAGAATTTCCTGCCAGTGCTGTATGAGCATCCGCCTGAAATGGTGGCGTCGGGCGAGCACCTGAAGCTCGAAAACCTGCCGATGGTGAATCCGAACTTCGGTGTCTCCGTCGATTCGGAGTATCTGGAGCGCGAGTTCGCCAAGGCGGAGCTAGCCGGCGAGCAGTCGCTACGCGGATTCCTTGCCAAACATGGAAACGTAGAAATTGGACTCAACCTGCGCTCCGACCGATGGGCGGGAGCAGAGTTCTGGGAACAACAAGGCCGCCCAGGTCTGACACTGGACGATGTGCTTGACCGCTCCGAGGTGGTTGATGTCGGTATCGATGGCGGAGGATTGGACGATTTGCTCGGCCTAGCGGTGATAGGTCGGGATAGCGATACCCGCGAATGGCTGCTTTGGACTCATGCATGGGCGCATCCCTCTGTGCTGGAGCGCAGGAAGGAGATTGCACCACGGCTACATGACTTTGCGAAGCAGGGCGATCTGACGCTGGTCAAGGATATTGGCGATGACGTGTATGAAGTTGCCGAGATTGTCGCTCGTTGCGAGTCATCCGGACTACTGGATAAGGTTGGTTGCGACCCGGCTGGATTGGGCGGAATTTTGGATGCGCTGGTTGAGGCTGAAGTCCCACAAGAAAAGGTCATCGGCATTAGCCAAGGCTGGAAGATGACTGGCGCGATCAAGACAGCAGAGCGCAAGCTTGCAGAGGGTGGCATGGTTCACGCGGGACAGCCATTAATGAATTGGTGTGTCGGAAATGCAAAAGTCGAGCCACGCGGGAACGCAATCGTGATCACAAAACAGGCTTCCGGCACGGCAAAGATCGATCCCCTGATGGCTGCATTCAACGCTGTGACATTGATTTCACTAAATCCTGAAGCCGTAAAATCATTTTGGGATTATACGTGAAAGAAAAATTGATCTCATTGCTGCCTGATGTACTGATGGTAGCGGGGGCAACTTCCGTCTCCTATGGATCTTGGCTGATATATCAGCCCGCTGGCTACTTGGCGGGAGGCGCTTTCGCTCTCGCTGCCGGTCTGTTATTGGCGAAAGGCGCCAAATAATGGGAATGCTTGCCCGTGCTGTTGCTGAGAGGAAGTCAGGCAGAGTCTATGAGCGCTGGCTTGAGCTCTTGTCAGCTGGCTCGAAGTCAAAGGCTGGGCCATCTGTGAACCTGACAACGGCCTTCCGAGTGTCGGCCGCGTTTGCCTGCATGCGCGAGATTTCCCAAGGATTGGCCCAGGCTCCGTTGAAGCTGATGCAGGATTACGAACAGGATGGACTACCACGCAAGCGAAAAGCTAGCACTCATCCCGTATATGACTTGCTTGCTGCAAAACCGAACGGGTGGCAGACCGCCTTCGAATTTATCGAGACACTAGGTTTGCATGCGAGTCTTGGCAATGCCTACGTCTACAAGAACATTTACCGAGGCAAGCTATCTGAACTCTTTCTACTTAACCCTAGCTGTGTAACAGCAAAGCAAAACGAGGACTGGAGCGTCACTTACAAGGTTATCGGCAAGTCCGGTGGTGAAGTCGAGATTGATTCGAGCTTGATTTGGCACGTGCGCGGGCCAAGCTGGGATGGATTCCTCGGGATGGACATATTAAATAACGCGCGAGAGGCCCTCGGGCTGTCGATGGCTCTCGAAGAGAGTCACGCCGCGCTGCATGCGAATGGCGTTCGCCCGTCAGGGGTCTACTCAGTCGAGGGGAGTCTCAGTCCTGATCAGCACAAGAATATTACCGATTGGCTGAAGCGCGAGGCAAGCGGAGCAATGAATTCCGGTGTGCCACTCGTTTTGGATCGTGCGGCAAAGTGGTTCTCCACCGCAATGACGGGCGTCGATGCCCAACACAAAGAAACCCGCGATCACCAGATTGAGGAAGTGTGCCGTTTCTTTGGCGTCCTGCCGACGATTGTCGGCTACACAGGCGACAAGGCAAACACCTATGCAAGTGCCGAGGTGATGGAAACCGCCCACAAGGTGCGCACTCTTGGCCGCTGGTACAAGCGCGTGCAGGACTCGGCAGATATTAATCTGTTGACGGACGACGAGCGAGCGGCTGGCTATTACACCAAGTTTGCGACAAATGCGCTGATGGCGGCATCAGCAAAGGATCGCGGCGAATTCTACGGCAAGGGGCTCGGTGCCGGGGGCTCTCCGGCGTTCATGACTCAGGATGAGGTTCGCGCGCTCGAGGATCTTGACCCTATGGGCGGCGAAGCGGCAAAACTGCCGCCCTTGATCAACAAGGCACCACCGGCAGCATCCAATCCCTGAAAGGTAAACATGGAACTTCGTTACATTGAGCGCCCCTTCGAGGTGAAGGCGGTGGAGGACGATGGCGTCTTCGAAGGTTTAGGCTCCGTCTTTGGGAACGTCGATTTGTATAAAGAAATTGTCGCGCCCGGTGCATTCACCGAGACCTTGGCGAACTGGAAATCTTCAGGCCGTCTTCCCCCTGTCCTGTGGCAGCACCGCAGTGGCGAGCCGATTGGGCCGTATGTCGAGATGGAGGAGCGGGCAATTGGCCTGCATGTGAGAGGCCAACTACTGATTAATGATGTTCAGCGGGCCAAGGAAGCTCGCGCGCTAATGAAGGCCAAGGCTGTAAATGGCTTGTCCATTGGCTTCGTTACCCGCGAAGACAGTTACGACCGAGTAACGGGGATTCGCACCCTGAAGAAGGTTGACCTATGGGAAGTGTCCGTCGTGACTTTTCCCGCCAATCCTGCGGCGCAGATCAGCTCGGTCAAGAGCGCGATCGATGCCATCGAAACTGTGCGCGATGCCGAGTCCTTCCTCCGGGATGTGGGACGGCTCAGCAACACGCAGGCAGCGGCTTTTATCAGCCGCTTCAAGTCCCTGTCGAGTCGGAGGGATTCTGACGAGTTGGGAGAACTGGTAGCCGCAATCAAGAAGCGGAATGCCTCATTGCTTAACCATTAAATAAGGAAACATGATGGACCTCTCCGAAGTGAAAAGTTTGGTTGAAGCCCAAGGCTCTGCCTGGGAAGAATTTAAAAAGACGAACGACGAGCGTCTTGCAAAGCTGGCGAAAGGCGAGGCAGTTGCCGACCTCGAAGCCAAGCTTGTCAAGATGAACGACGCGCTCAACGAAAACGGCGCAGCACTCAAGGAAATCACCCTCAAGGCGCAGCGTCCAGTCGTCTCCGGCGATGTGCAGGAGCGTAATGAGAAGGAACTGAAGTCCTTCAATGCGGTTGCGCGCGCTGCCGCAATAGAAGCAGGCAAGGGATTCGCGCCACTGTCGGCAGAAGGTTATGCCAACTATAAGGCAGCAATGAGTGGCTTCATTCGCGGCGGCCTCGAAAGTCTGTCGGCAGACCAACAGAAAGCGATCAACGTTGGCACAGCGACGCAAGGTGGTTTCTTGGTGAGTTTTGAGATGGAAGCTGGTATCGACCGCGTCGTGCACCGCTACAGCGCCATGCGTCAACTGGCTCGCGTTATCCCTATCGGCTCTGCTTCATACAAGAAGCTGGTTAAGACTTCCGGTACCTCCGGTGGCTCTCGCGGCGGTGAGACCTCTGCGCCAACGGCGGGCACTTCGCCCAACTGGGCCGAACTGGAGTTTAAACCCGGCACCTACCTGTCGGATCAGCGGATCACGATGGAATCGTTGGAAGATTCGGTGCAGGACGTCGAAGCCGACCTGATGGAAGAAATCGGTATTGAGTTTTCAGAGATGGAAGGCGCCGACTTCATTACGGGCACAGGCGTCAACGGTCCGCGCGGCTTCGAGAGCTACAGCATTGTCGCCAACAGCTCATATAGCTGGGGTAACGTCGGTTATGTGGCTTCGGGCCATGCGTCCGCGTTCGCTTCGACCAATCCATCGGACTACCTGATCGACACGGTGCACGCACTCAAGCGTCAATACCGTGCAGGTGCGGCTTGGACAATGAATGACGCGACCCTCGGCGCAATCCGCAAGTTCAAGGATGGCCAGGGTAATTACCTGTGGGGCATGACTGCGCCGTCGAACCTGATGGCCGGTGCTGTAGGCACCCTGTTGGGCTATCCAGTAGTGACAGATGATTTTATGCCGGACACTGGCGCTAACGCCTACCCGATAGCTTTCGGCGACTTCAAGAAGGCGTACTACGTGATCGACCGCAAGGGCATGAGCATCCTGCGTGATCCGTTCACTGCGGTGCCGTATGTGAAGTTCGTTGCACGCCGCCGCGTCGGTGGTGGCATTGCGAATTTCGAGGCTCTGAAGTTGTTCAAGTGCGCAACGTCCTGATCGTCCTGATCTGAAGCCAACCGATCCGGTTAACCGCCGGTTCGGCGTCTACCACATTTGAAAGGAAGGCAACATGAAAGACCTAATGAATCTCATCGACGTGAAGCGGAGCATTAGCCCGGTTTCCGTCGCCGATAATACCGCGCAAGTCGGTCAAATCATCGACCGCCAAGGCTTTGACAGTGTGACCTACCTGATCGCGCTTGGCTCCATTGCTGATGCCGATGCAACTTTCGCAGTGACAATCGACGAAGGTGATGCAGCGAACCTGTCAGATGCGTCGGCGGTGGCCGCTGCAGACTTGATCGGCACCACCACCCTTGCTGGTTTCCAGTTCGACAGCGACAACGCTTGCCGCAAGCTGGGCTACAAGGGAAATAAACGCTACACGCGATTGACTATCACGCCCACAAACAATGCTTCTGCTGCGTTGTTCTCTGCCGTTGCGGTGCTGGGCCATCCCATGATTGTGCCGACCGCAAACCCGCCTGCTTAATGAACTGATCGCCAGGGGCCAATAACCTCTGGCGTCGCCGCAAACAGAATAAAGGTTAACCATGGCTAAATACGCATCCCCCGAATTCCTTGACGGCGGCTTTACCGCTTTCAAGGCCAATGTCAACAGAATGATCCTGCTGAAGGCCTATACGGCGGGAGACAACTACACGGCTGTCAACACAACAAACAATATTTGCCAAGTTGCTGTTGCCACCGGTGATTTCACGTTGTCCGGCGCTGATGCGGCGGCTCGGGTCATGACTTCGGCCACCAAAAGCGCTACGGCGTCTGCTAATTCCGGCGCCTCTCCTGATCTGCATATTGCTTTCGTGGATACAACGAACAGCAAGGTCTATTGGGTAACCGACGAAACCAGCAACCAAGTTGTGACTAGCGGCAATACCGTCAATTTTCCAAGCCTGACCTATACCAGCGGACAGCCGACCTGATGAAAGAGTGGGTGTATCAGGTGTTCATTGCCCTGGATCAGCTTGCCAATACGCTGCTGAACGGATCGGCTGACGAGACCATTTCCTCGCGCTGCTTCCGGCTGAATCACATCAAGGCATATCGCGTGGCCGAGATATTCGTCAACTGCCTGTTCTTTTCATTCCAAGGCTGGGATCACTGCCGGAACGCATACATCAAGGAAGTGCTCGGGCGCCAATTGCCGTATGAGTTTTACGACTTGGCGGTTGCGATGAATATACAGTACGACAAAGACAAGCTGGGCGATAAAGTGGAGGCGCAATGAGCGTACTGAGTGACGAGATAGATAACGACCCGACCGGAAAGGGTTATGCGGCATTCTTGCCGGATCAGCCGGGGCGGGTTGTTGACCTGCTGAATGCCAAGACTGAGACAAAGTACAAGTCGCGCATGATTACCGCTCGCGGGATTCTCTCTGATTATCCTGGTGGCCCTGCAGCAGCAGCTGTTGTGCTTGATAAGCTGGAAACTGCCGCGCCCTCCATCCCGGCTCTAAAGTGGGCTCTCGGCTTCCTTAAAACCAGCGATGGTTTGGATATTGGGCATCCAGCAACGCAAGGCATGATAGACCAGTTATCGCCTGGAGCAATCGACCCGGAAGAAGCTGAGCACCTTAAATCGCTGGCCCTGCAGCCCGCATCTCGCGCTGAAGTGCTTGATCTGCCCACGGTAACAGAAGAAATGCTGAGGAACCGATGACAACTTTTACACAAGCGCAAGGAACAAAAAGCTCATCCGTACTGAATCTCGGTACTCTCGCCAGCGCGACTTATATCACATCATCCGCGATCGATCTCGGCCCAAGCATCCCGTTGGACGTGACATTTGAGGTTGAGTGCGACCCGAACGGCACTCCGACAGGAAACAGGCAATTGATCCTGTTCGCAAAGCTATCGCTCGACAATACAAATTTTAGCAGCGGCCCGGAGAGTGGGACAGACGCAACCAATGAGGCCGATCTACACTGGATCGGAACGCTTCCGTGCAATGACACGAACGCGCACAGAAAGGCTTTCAGCCTGCAAGGTCTGCCAATCAGCCGTTACCTGAAGCTGATTGTGAAGAACGACATGGGCGTCGCGTTGACCTCTGGCAACGTCTACCGTGCAGATATAACCGGGGCGTCTGCCTAAGTGTCTGCAATTATTTTGCCGAATAAATTCCGGCAACAGCCGCAATATCCAGCGTCCCTTAAAGACCCTGGATTCTGGCGACTGGTCGATATTCAGGGCTTGCCGCCACTCGGGACTGCTGCTGCGTCTATAACTCGCACTCTCAACGGGACAGCAAAGCTAAACACAGGAAGATCGGGCAAATGCGTTGACTTTGTAGCAGATGGCGACTGGTTGAGCTACGGAAGTAATCCTGCACTGCAACTAGCTACGATGACCGGCTTGGCGGTTATCGAGATTCCGAGTTCGCCATC